AATTTCACAAAATAAATATTATACGTTCGACCAATCGAACCAAATAAATTTCGAAAACTACTTCTTCTATTTCTGGGGAATATCTGAAAAAGAGAATATTACTGCTGGTAATGTCAGAAAAGTTAAATTAACAATAAAAGAACTATATGCGAACCAAAATAATTTCTTACCTTTGGATATCGAATACAGAGTATTCACGACAGTAGGTAGTAAATATGAAATTGACGTGATTCCATTCACGAGTGTTGATAGAACAAGTGCAGGTTACGAATTTAATCTCGACACATCATGGTTAATCCCACAAGATTACAAACTTCAAATAAGGTTGAAGAACGGCAAATATTACGAAAATAAGCAGACTTTATCGTTCACAGTCGTTTCTAACAGTTTGTTATAAAATATTTCATTTTTCTTACGATTTTTTTCAAAAACACTTGTATTTATGTCAAATGAAGGCTATATTTGTAGCACAATTTATAATTGAAAAATAATTTTACTGTAAAACCTATTGAAAAATGGAAAATCAAACGCAGACGGGTCAAGACCTGTCACAATTAAAGTCTATGTTTTCGGACTATCAAAAGAAACAATCTCAATCAACTACAAAAAAATCACGTGAAGATATTCTGGCGAAGTATTTCGTTCCCAGAGCATCTAAAGAAGTTTTCAGGATTCTTCCCCCAAAAGCAGGTAGGAAGCATATCGATGAGGCATTCTTCCATGTTGTAACAACTAATGCTGCTGGTGGTAAGAAAAAGCACGGAACTGTGATTTATTGTCCAGCACACAATGACCCAAAAGTTCCCAAATTGGGAAGTGATGGAAAACCTCTACTGAATGACCAAGGCGCACCGTTGATGGTCCCCGCTCCATGTCCTCTCTGTGCACGTAACTTAGAATGGCTTGCAAAACAAGACCAGTCTCTTAAAGGCATTAAGAAAGAGAACCTAACTGATGCACAAAAAGTTATTTGGGCGAAGAATCTTGAAATTTATAAGGAAGCCATTAAATGGGAAGCCAAGAAATTTTATATCGTCAGGGGAATTGATAAAGGAAAAGAGAAAGACGGAGTTAAGTTCTGGAGATTCAAACACAATTACAAAAATCAGGGAACACTTGATAAGTTACTTCCTATTTTGGAATTGTACATGACCGAACACCAAGCCGATTTCAGTGATGCTCAGAACGGAACTGACCTGAACATCATTATGACCGACAGTGAGTTCAACGGACATGTTTACAAGGCTATTTCAGCTATTACCGCCAAAGGTAAGTCAAAACTACACGCAGACGATGTTGTTGCTCAAGCATGGCTTGACGATGACGTTAATTGGAGAGACGTGTTTAAGCCGAAACAAGCACCAAACATGCCACCTTACGAGTTTCTTGAAGCCGTTGCTAATGGCACGAACCCTTATTGGGAAGATACTGACCAGAATAACAAACATTGGGTATTCCCGGGTCGTCCTGATTTGCAGGAAAAAGCCAATACTCGCACAATGAATCTTGACAGTGAGGAAAAGGATTTCGAACAGGCAAGTGATTTGAATACCGAGGAATTACCACGTGTAACTATCAGTAACATCACTTCTGAGAAAGTTGGCGAGTTTGATGACAATGCCGTTGACGTTGGTAAGGCGATTACAGGTGCTGCACAACCAAGTGCGCCTCCAGTAACACCTGCTCCTGCACCAGTTGTGTCTGAACCCGTTGCTGAAACAGCTACGGCAGACGTGAGTGATGCACCTGATACGGTTGATGAATCTGATGACGAACCTGATGGAATGGGTGGAGATTACGATGACCTACCATTCTAAAAATTACCAAAAAAGGGGAATGAAAGTTCCCCTTTTTTAACCTTTTTAAATTCATAAAATATGGCAAAGAAATTAGACGTACCCAGCAATGCTGTACGTAAACCAACAGCTAAAAAAAGTTTTAGCCTTGATAACTATAAAAAGAAAAAGGGTGTGGCATCTGTGGCATCTAAACCATTGGTTTGGATTCCAATTGATGATGGATTAACGAAAGCAACTGGCATGCCCGGGATACCCAAGGGTTACGTCACACTATTCCGTGGATACAGTAATACTGGTAAATCCACAGCACTCATGAGAGGTATTGTTAATGCTCAGAAAATGGGCGAATTCCCAATTATTATTGACACCGAAAACAATATCGATGAAGGTAATGTGCGTTTAACTAAAATGGGATTTAATTGGGATGGTGATTTTCTTTTAATTAATAATAAGTATCTTCTTGAAAATTACGGTATTAGACAAAATAAAGATAGAAAAGAAGCAGCAATTGAGGACATGGCAAAAGCACTTTATGATTTTCTTGATGACCAGAAGACAGGTGCATTACCAACAGATGTGTTTATTGCAATCGATTCTATTGGTACGTTGAATTGTATTAAAACAATTGATGCTTTGGAGAAAGATACTTCTGATAATAATCAATGGAATGCTGGTGCTTATGAGAAATCAATGATGTCTTTACTCAACAATGCAATTCCAAATACCAGAAGACTTGATAGTGAATTTACTACTACGGTTGCTGCTGTTCAGAAAATCTGGTATGATGCAATGAATAAGGTTGTAAAACATAAAGGTGGTGAGACTTGGTTCTTTGGTTCAAGGCTTATCTATCATTTTGGTGGTATCATTACTCACGGAACTCGAAGAGTAACTGCAACCAGTAAGGGGCGTGACCTGAACTTTGGTTTTGAAAACAAAGTTAACATAGCAAAGAATCACATTGATGGTGAATGGGGTGGAATCAGTCTTGAGGGTAAGATTATTTCAACACCAACTGGATTTATTTTTGGTGATAAAGACCATGAAAATGCCTATAAGAAGGCAAATATTCTTTATTTCCGCAATAAATTCAAAGACGATACCCTGACTGCTGATGACATCGAGTTTAAATCCAAAGCGATGGATGTTGATGGGAACGTATCGTTTGAGGACGAATTAATTGATAGGGTAGATAAAGACGAAAATGAAGAATAGAACACTTTTAGTTGATGCATCATATCTTTTAAAGCGTTCGTTTCACGGAGCAAAAGATTTACAAACCACCAAATTCGGACATATCGGTGGTTTGTATTCTTTTTTAACAACCACCAGAAAAATGATAAAAGACCATTATATCAATAAGGTCATATTTGTTTGGGACGGTGAAGGAGGGGGAATTCAACGATACAGAATTGATAATGCGTACAAAGCCAATCGAGTATCAAAAAAATGGCATCAACGTATTGAAATGAGTGCTGTTGAAATCCGTAGGGAAAAGGATAAAGAAGAATCAATTCTTAACCAGCGTCAAAGAATAAAAGCATATGCTGAAGAACTTTTCATCAGACAAATTGAAGTCGATGATACCGAAGCAGATGACATTATTGCTGCATATTGTCTGGAACATAACAACAAAGAAGAAATCTTCATATATTCTAACGACAGGGACTTCGCACAATTACTTGACCTCAATATAACAATAATATTTCCGAATATCGATGTTCCCATTACCAAATCGAACTACATGATGCATTTCGACCATCATTACACAAATGCATTAACTGTTAAGATAATTTGCGGTGATGATGCAGATAATATTAAGGGTGTTGGTGGAATCAAAGAAAAGGGTTTGGTAACACAATTCCCAGAACTCAGATTTAAAACAATGTCGGTGAGAGATGTTTGTAAACGTGCTGACGAAATTCAACGGGAACGAAAAGCCAATAAATTGAAACCATTAAAGGCATTGGAGAACTTATTATGTGAGGCGGGTATTGAAAGACTGAAAACAAACTTTGAATTAACCAATCTCAGAGAACCGATGCTGACTGAAGAAGCCAGAGAAGAACTTCTACAACTCGAAGTTCCGTTATCACCTGAAGACCGTGGAAGTAAAAATCTGCATAAATTGATGATGGATGACGAGTTTCTAACTGTCTATGGTAGTACATTTCCACAGTATGTCGAACCATTCTTTACTGTAATCATGAACGAAAAGCAGTTACTTACAGAGTATTACAAAAAACATAAAATAAGATTATAAAAATCCTTTCATCTTTGAGGGATTCTGGTTATATTTGCTGATAGTATTAATTCTAAAAATAATAAAATGAACGAAAAGGAATATAGTAACGTATTTAGGTTGGCTTTACATCAAGGTAAAGTTGTTGATGGCGATTTTCAAACCGAAGTTTTATTATGTGAAGCGATGTTTGATGCCGACAAGTTCAATCCTTTCACAAGGTATTCAATTGATGTGAGAGATATTCTTCCTAAAGCAATCACCAGATTGCAGAAAACCCTATCGAGGCGAAGTTATGATGTGGTGGCTGAAGTTGGGAGAGTAAACCTGTCGGATAATAGTGAGGACGCTGCAATGCATGAATACGACCTTTACGGTTATCATCAGAAGATGATAAATCTTTATCCGAAGGAATGGAGAAATGGAATGCGTTACAATCCACAATCAGTGGTGCAACATATTGAACACAAAACAATACGTGGTGTTCCGTGTAAAGTTGGGTTATATATTAATGAAAATCCGATTGTTGAACGTGAATTCTATGTCGATGGTTTCAATACTGTCGCAAGACAATCCCTTGATATCAAGTATGTGGTAACTGAAATCGCTGAAACCATCGAAACTAAAATCAAGAAGAACGACATTAGAAATATGTGGGATGATTATGATTTAATCAATTATAGAGGTCTGTCGATTAATCAAATCAGAGAACTTCATCCAGCGAAAAGAGCAGAAATGCTGAGAAGACTCAGACGTAATTAATTGTATCTGGACGGGGAGCAGGTCATTTCTCTAATTCTGACCAATTTTACGATACCTACTTCTCGTCCTTTTTACACATATTTTTAACATGACGGAAAATACAGAAAACACATTATCTTCGTATTTAGGACCTGAATTTCAACAACGCCTTATGTGGCAGTTGTTAGTTGAGCCAGAATTCGCAGAAAAAATAATACCTGATTTAGCGATTGAATATTTTGATGACCCTAATCTTAAAAGGTTGTTCATCATTGTGTTGGAATACTTCAAGGAATTCGATAAAGTTCCTAATCTCCAGAATCAGAGCATTCACCAAGCCATAAACAAATACAAAACTCCGAATAACGTAATTGAAGAAGAATCGTTGTTCGCAGTAATTAAACGTATTACACTCTGGAACGAAAGGATTATCAACAAATCCATGCTTTATGATGGTGATGTTGTTCAGAAATCAGCACATGCATTTATTAAACAACAGGAATATCGTAAACTTGCCGAACACATTCAATCAAAAGTTAAGAGCGGTGAAATTAAAAATAAGCATGAAATTGCTGCAATTGAAGACCGATTCCTCAAAATTGCTCATATCGGTGAGGAAACCGATGGTGCTATATCTGTCGGTGATGGACTTCGAAACGCACTTAGACCAGAGTTTAGGAAAACAATCCCAACTGGTGTTGAAACCATTGATGTACTTACTGGTGGTGGATTAGGTAAGGGTGAAATTGGAGTCGTATTGACCCCATCAGGTGTTGGTAAAACCACGTTCCTCACAAAAGTCGCTAATTATGCGTTTGAACAGGAAAAAAATGTTGCTCAGATTATTTTTGAGGATACTGATGCTCAGATTCAACGTAAACATAGTGTGATATGGGCAGATTCGGCATTGAGTAAAATCGCTGATGACGAAGATGAAAGTCTGCGTGTTTATCACGTAGCTAAAGCCAAATGTGAGTCATTGGAAGGTAAAGGCAGACTCATAATTAAAAGGTTTAGTCAGGAAGACACTACGATGAAAGACATCCGAAATTGGATGACTTCTTATCAGAAAAAGTGGGGATTCAAATTTGATATATTGGTACTGGACTACCTTGATTGTGTTGAAAGTCATAAAAGAGGACAGGATAGAACCGAATCTGAACTCACAGTTATTAAGGGATTTGAAACATTGGCTTCGGACTTCGATATTCCCGCATGGACAGCGATTCAGAGTAATCGTAGTGGATTTGATGCTGAGTTCGTGGAAGCATCACAGACTGGTGGAAGCATCAAGAGGATTCAGAAAGCGCACTTCTTTATGAGTGTAGCTAAGACTCCAGCACAGAAAGAAGCACATTTCGCCAACATCAGGATTATTAAAGCAAGGTTTGCACAGGATGGTCAGACATTTGAGGATTGCGTGTTCAATAACGATACATTGAAAATTATAATCGATGACCCAAGGTATAGATACACTAAAACGTACAAAAACCTCAAACATCATGATGAAGCAGATGTGGAAAAACTGGAAAAGAAAGCCAATGGATTATCTCAAATGCATGCAGTAATCAGTGAAGCAACTTCAATCGAGAAAGCAAATAGTGAGAATATTAATGAATTATTGAGGGAAAATCTAATCCCTGAAACCAATGATGACATTAAACCACAAACAGATTTTCATCCCGAAGCTGAATTCAATGAGAAAGAAATATTACGTGATGCTGGAATTGAAAACATTCATATTAGTACAACAAGGACAGATATAAGTCCAGATGAACATAAAAAACTTATTGAATTTATTGTTGATGTCGTAAAAGAAGAGGAAAATGAGGGAGCAACTGAGGGTGCTGTTGAGGGAGCAACTACTGCTGGATTACTGGAACTCGATGAAGACGCAGACATCGAAGAACTCGATGGCGGTATAAGTGGCGGTGTAAATGACGGTATAAATGATGCCGTAAGTGATGGCGTAAATGACGATTTATTGGATTTCAGTGGTGACACCGAAACCATAATCGTAAATGAACCAGCACAAATTCCAACACCCGAAGTGAAGCCAGAGGTCGATTTAACGCAGTTCAAATCACCCGGGATACCTGTTGTCGAACCACCAACAGTTGTAACAACAACGAACATTGAAGAAAAACCTGTTGATGATATCATGAAAAAAATTCTGGAAACCGACCTCGAAAAACCCAAGGATGAGGAATTGGATTGGAGAAATCATTTAATTAAAAAGCGTGATTATCAGAATGTTAAACCCAAAGGATAATTTTTTTTATAAAAATTTGTAACTTTTTTAATTTTCATTCGTATTTATTTTCCCAAGGTCAGAGTAAATTTTTTTACATTTTTTTTGAAAATTGTTTGCAGAATTAAAAAAAGCGTTTTATATTTGCACTGTCTTTTGGACGAAGTTATTTGAAGAGATTTAAAATTTAAAAAGGAAACTGTTGGTTATTTCAGTAACAATTAGCTCAGTTGGATAGAGTTTTTGCCTTTCAAGCAGAATGTCGGTGGTTCAATTCCATCATTGTTTTATACAACAATAACAAACGAAATGTCCTTTTTTACAATATATTGCGGGATGGTAGCAGATGGTAGCTCGTCAGGCTCATAACCTGAAGGTCGGGGGTTCAAGTCCCTCTCCCGCTACTAAAAAGAAGAACTGATAGTTTTTACAGTAAGTTTGACGCAAAATCGAATAGATACAAAACAAAACTAACAAATTTCTTCTAAAGTTCTTAAAAGTATTAGGGAAAACTGAAAGTGTTTACAGTAATATCGGAGGTTCGAATCCTTCCTTCCCCACCAAATTAATAAACAAATTTGGGGAAGTAGCCAAGTTGGTAAAGGCAATAGAGTTGAAATCTATGTTTTAAAAACAACAAATACTTATAACCTGTTCCCTACCTTATTTTGGGTGATTTAACTCGCCCAGAGTGAATTTTTGGCTGATGGCATCAGTATTTTAGTAAAAAAGGAGATGTCACCTAACATTTGATGGTTAAGAATGGTTTTTGTTGGCAGAAGTGCTGACATTTTTCAAAAAAATTGAATGTAGAAATACAATCAAAAGGAAGAACTTGTTGTGAATACAGTAATTGAAATTTCCCGTCCATGAGAGGCGGGACAAACTACCAAAGTTACAACTAAACTTCTTCTCCATATAGAGAA